CCATCTCTCTAGCACGAGCAACATAGTCAGGATTGTTGCTACGCAATTCACCACCGGAATAGATACAGAACTCCACAACTACTGGGTATTGATCATAGAACATGTCAATCAAGTCCATGAAGAAGCCAGGTTGTTTCTCTTGATCAAAACGTGCGGCAAATCCCACACGGCTTGGACGATCTTGAAACGGCCGAAGTTCACCTGGCACACGCCCACGCACTTCCGCCTTGCCAAATGCAAGACCGCTGATATTGTAGACGGGAGCAGTCCAACCGGCTACCTTCATGTGCATGACCATCTCTTCGTTGGTGGCCAACACAGCACCGCCCGAGATTGTGACAATGTCATTGACCATGCGTTCATAGTCCATCATCCACTTGCCCATGCCCCATACATGAACAAAGTCGTCTGGATCAATTGCTTGCGCCAAACAACGTACAAAGATACGTGGACGTAGTTCTTGTGGAACTTGGTTGATAATGTAACCAAGACTTTCAAAGCCAGGTTGGAACATGTCTTCAAAGTAGATGACATCTTCCGCAGTTACTTCACCTTGTTGCATCATACGAACCAGGTTCATCATCTGGCTCATGCCAAAGTAACTGCGTCCATGTGCATCCAGCACTTGTCCAACAACAATCTTTTGACTGTTGTCTAGGGTCAAACCTGGCACATAAACCACATCCAAGCCACGGCGTTCAAACACACGTCGATTCCACTCTGTCAGTTGCAGCGTGTAACGGGCCTCGTAACTTTCAAGGCCCATGTAGTACAGTTTTCTCATGCGCGATGCCCTGCAAAGCGACGAGTATCCTCATCCCACATGTTCTTGGCATACTTGCCAGCATGCCACTTGCTGAACTGCTGCCAGGCATAGGTTTTGAAATTGTACAGATCCGCTTCGTTGTAGCGGTATCCATAGTCCTGACAGAACTCTTGGAATACTTCCAAGTCGTCAAAGATCTCTGTGACTTTGGGGTTGGGTTTAAATGAGGGTCTTGCCATGATGTTCTCCTTAGATGACAATGTTGAGGTTGGGTTGAGTAAGTTCGTATCGGATCAGTGCGCCATTTTCGCCGTCTTCTGAGATTTCGATGTGTACCACACGTCCAGGATAGCGTGTGGCTATCTGTATATATAGGTCGTCTGCGATCATCTCGCAACTTTTGTGGTCAAGACTTAAAACGGAATTGTCACTGTTATACAGCGATTCGCACCAGCGTTTGAATTGGATGAATTCGAGGTCCCGGTCATTGTGGAACACATCAATCCACACCCGGAAATGAAATATATGACGATGAGGGTAACCAAGAAATTGTACATCAGCGAGTCCTGGATCTGTTAAGGCAGCAGGATATTTATGGATGCCTTCTCGTTGCCAGGTGATCCAAATTTGTCGCTGTGCGTGTTCTATCACACGGTCTACTCGATCTCTTTCGACTTGATTCATGATTTCAAACTTTCAAATGTTACAATTTTGGCCAGGGCCTCACCAAGGTCTTGATCAGGATGTACAATGTGCAATTCACAGTGGTGATGGTCTTTGCGTTCATCATATCGGTTGTATTCCACCATCATGCCACCATTGGCACGATACACAGTGAAACTCATTCTGTGCCGATTGCTGCCGATACTTACAGAGTCCTTCGTCAATATACCATTACCTCGCTCTGCACGATCTATTGATGTGATTGTTTCTTCGCGGCTTCTAATGTGCTTGGCACGCCGTAATATCCAATTGTCTAACCATTTCATAATTTACTATCGCCTTCATAATCATCCCAACCTGTAAATGTCTCACGGCTCATTAGGCTGTGTAGACTATGGCACCAGACGCCGGGATTGGTAGCGTCAAAGTCCTTGTCATCTATTTTTAACATTGTATTATAATTCCACAGTTTTGTATACGGTACACTTACTCGAATCTGCGGAATAAAGTTGCGGTAGTCACACAAGCCGCCTTCGTGGAAGTCTTCCACTGCTGAGATAGGAATGTCCAAGGTACACAAGCGACCACGCAACAAAAAGTACGTGATCATGCTTTCCCATGCCCGCCATTCCGCAGGAGACTGGGGATTGAAACTGTGGTTGGCACCAAAGAATATGTGCTCTTCGCCATGTATGTGTGCGATGATTGAATCAATGGGTTGAATACCCACAACAAACAATGTCTTCTTACCAAAAGCAGGAGTGCGTTCTACTTCTATACCTTTAAAGAATTCAACGTTGTCATGTCCTTCACGTTTCATGCTGTGGCTCCCAAGTTGTCAAGTTTGCTAGAATCAAAATCTTCTTGTTCAGTTTGTTCAGGTTCATCATAGGTAAAATGCACGCCAAACATAGTTCGTGCGTTCTTGGCTTTCTTGCCTTTGAACCCACGTGTGCCTACAATTTCCATCCAATAACTATCATAGTATTCAATAATGGCTTCGCTTTCTTCACGTGTGGGCGCGGCAAAAATAGCCTCCACAATGTCTTCAAACCGGGCATAGTCACCGGTGCTACGGCGCATCATGGCAGGGTGCTCTCCAGCGTCAAAGCGTCGGTTGGCTTCTTGTACAGCAGTCAAGTGCATCCAGACATTGTGACCCATAAGCAATGCATAACTAAAACTGTCCCAGCTGGTCTTGCCCCATTTGCCATTTTTGTTAACATCTGGCAACACATCATACATGTCAGCGTCTTGGAAATTTTCTTCCGTAAGTACAACTCCGGGCTTGGGCACACCTGGGTTATAAATGCAGATGTCTTTCATTTTCAACATGTCACTAAGTGGCGAATCTTCCCAACGTGGATAGATGCCATCTGCTACCACACCATCTGACCATTTGCGTGTGTCCGTGGCATACTTCTTGTCGTCTGCTGACGGAGCCATTCTGTAACTCCATTTTGAATCATGTTCAAACACATTCTCAAAGTAGACTTGTCCATTGGCTGTGGCGAGGAATGGGCTGGCACAATCAAAGGAGATAGTAAACGCCGGATTAACGTGTTTTCTAACTGCTCTCTGAATCACGGTGAGTAGCACAGCCCATTCCAATTTTGATGTTCCCAAGAAGTGCATCCAATCATGTACTCCTTCTTGTAACAGATTATCATATCGTAATGCAACTAGTCTACGCAAAATTAGATGCACATCACACATGTTTTGTCCGCCCATGGCCCAACCATTGAAGTGAGTGTCGGGATACTGTGCAGTATCGCAATAATGTTTCATGGTATCGTACCATTCATCAGCATCAGTATGGCTGGCACCTTGCAATACATTTAAGATCTTGGTTCCGCCATTTTTAACACCTTTGCGATGTTTCATAAAATATTCGTTATTGAACTTTGTGGCTTCTACCAGTTCCTGCGGTGACTTAAAGTTACCAATTTTACCATTAGCTACAGGATCATGTATAACCCAGGTTGGAATATCTAGAGTCATAGCATAGTCGCTTACACCGTCTAACCATTTTAATACTGCTTCACGTTTGCCCTGTGCCTTGGGGCATCCTGAATTGGCATGCCAATCACCTTCCCACAAACCCTTGGCAATTTGGAATCCACCAGAGTCACCTAACATCAGTGTACCTGGCTCTCTATTGCGAACCATGTCCTCTGACCAGTCTTGCTTGGTCAAGTCCAAGTTGGCATGACCCCCCGAATACAATGACCACTTGTAAGGAAACAATGCTTTCTGGCTATTGAGCCAGTTCATTTGTTCCATGTCAGTGAGGCCTTGCGGAAACCTTGCTGGATCCACATACGGCTCGTTGCGTTGCTTGCCTACAAAGGTGGCATAGAAGCCAGATATGGCAGGCAAGAACACAGCGTAGTCATTCTGCTTGGCAGTTAGATTGTCTTGATCGCTCACTTGCTTTGTGCTGGTAAAATATAGTTGTAAACAGCCACGCCACTATCCACTGTGATCTTGGCAGCACCATCATCACTGATGCGAATAGTTTTGTCACCAGTCAATGCCATGATGGCCATGAACTGTGAGGCTGGCCAAGACCAAGCACGTTTCAATTGACCATTTACACCTGCGTGAAACACAAAGTTACCAGCGTGTGTTGAATGGTCGCCAAAGAAAAACTTCAAGTCGCCGTTTTCAGTCTTGGCCTGGAAGTTGGGCTCTTCGGCATTGGCCTGTGCCTGCATTCGCAATCGTTGGATTGCAGCCACAGTAGGCTCAAATTCAATGTGCCAGGTAACACCTTTGAACTTGGGTGTTTTGAGTTTGTCGTTCACAATCTCTGCTGCCATAAAACGATATGTGTTGCGGAAGTCCCCAGTGGCATTCTCGAACTCGATGCCATCAGGTGATCCAGTGGCTTTCTTGGTCAGTTTAAGTTTGGCATTCTCTTTGTACTCTTGCAAGTTCAACAAAATTTTCAACTTGTTCAAGTTGGGCATGCCAAATGTGCCCATAAAATCTGGATGCGGGTTTTTGAATTCACCTTCTAATACCACTGACAAGTCTTCAGCCACGCCCACAATGGTTGTGCTTTTGTCGTCGCCAGTGATTTTGATCAAGTCAATGCAGCCAAGATCGTGTGTGTGTTCTACCAAGTCTTTAAGATAATCTCTCATGCTTACTCCTATGTTGTATGATTATATAGATTTTTTTACTGATGTGCAACTATTTTGGCCAGGCTCTGACCGCCTCTAATTGATTCAATTTCGCCGGGCCGGCGTATTTCCATCCAGGCAATGTCACCTTGCCCACGATTTACTGAAAGAATTTCAAACCCAATTTGATTGCAGTGAGCCTGTAGTTCTCTTCCGGGTGTATAGCACATAAAACTCTTTTCGGCCAGTGCTACACCATGTGCCCAATCACAATCGTTGAATGTGAATATAGCCACCCCGCCTGGTCTTAATCGTGCAAACATACTGTCCAGATACTGGCGGACCACTTTTATGGGTTTGTAGTTGAAATAGTTGTAGGCAAATATCAATCCAAATTGGTTCACAGGAAGTTGCCACAGTGCATCTGTATATTCATAGTCGTTGATCACATATGGTCTCAGTCTGCGTTGATACTCTGGAGTAAATGCCAGCATCGAAGGATCCAACAGTTCTTGATGTTGATCTACCAAATACAATGGATCCAGTGGTACTAGGTCTTCAATGAACTTTTCTCGCCCAGGACGCATGATCAAGCCAGGCAGTCGCCAGTCTGTGTACTGTAGCAGTCGTCCTGTGAGCAACAGTCGACTGTCTGGATCAATGCTGAGTCGACGATTCAAAATATATTCGTTGGTTTCATAACACATTTCTTGTTCGTACAAGCGTTGACTGGCTTGATATTGATCTAGTTCCATGGCAGCAATTTGCTGCCTGATTTGATTTTTGAAATCCTCCAAGGTTTGTTGTGCGTCTATAAAACTATTTTGAATTGTTTGAATTTTATTTTCAAAATCAATTGCAAAATTATCTATTTGAACTGCGTGATTGGTTACTACGTGCTCAATTTCTTTAAACCGTTGAACGGCCGCTTGGTAATCAGGAGCAAGTTCATTGCTGTCCAACAAGTTCAAGTATCCAACAAGTTCGCTAAGTTTCATTCGAATGAGAATAGTGATGTAAATGTGTTTTCTGTGTTGGTGGCCGCAGCCAAGTCCCAGTCCAACACACCCAGCAAGTTGTCAATCTTTTGATCTACCACAGTGGCTTCCATTTCTGTGTCGTCAAAAGGCAATTCCTTGAACCACTGCGGCAAATGCATTTCGTCTGTGGGATAACCAATAGATGTCCAGCCTAGTGCATTGCTTCGCAGTTTGCACACAATGGTTTTCATACCATCAACCACCTGCATACTGTAGTTGTCTGAATTCATTCTTCGCAAGTTGTTCCAGTTCAAGGCTGCACGTACATGCCCGGGCATGTTGGCTTTGCCCAAGCGTTCTTCTTCCTTGCCATACTTGGTCAAGTTGTTCACACGTTTGGGCGAGCCTTTTTCCCAGCCAGGTCGCTCTTTGAATTCATACTTGAACTCACGCACACGTTCAATGATTTCATCACGTTCAGCACCAGACAGTACTTTATTTAGAATTTCCAACAAGAAGTCTTGAATAACCTTGGGTGTGTCTGATCGTTTCAAGTCCAAGCCAGTGGCCTTGGTCTTGCCAATGGCACCGTTCACATCCAGGCGTTTGTTTTCAATGTCAATGGCGTTGACAGCATAGCGTTTCTTTGTGATGAACAATCCACGGTCTGCCACTGTTTCACGCCCGGCCTTGATCAACTCGCCCATGTCTCTGGGGCAGTGGAACGCACGTTCCATAAACGCCGGGAATGAATCATTCACTTGGTCAGCAATTGAATCGTACAGTTGGATACAGATTTCCTTTGACCAAGCCATGCGGCCTTCAGCAACTTCTTGTTTCAGCACAGGCCATGCTGAGAAGTAGCATGAGTCTGTGTCACCATAGATAACTGCTCGGCCCACGTGATCATATTCGCCTGTGATGCACTCATTCAAGTAGGCATCCATGTGTTTGGCAATGCTACGTCCTGTGAGTGTGGTGCTTTGTCCAATGCGTTTGTCAAAAAATCTGCAGCCTGGATTGAGAATGGCACCGTACAAACTGTTCAAGTTAATCTTCTTGACCAACTGACGTTTGTCCCAAAAAGCAATCTCTTTGGCATCCTTGGCATCCTTTTTCTTGGCCTGCATCTCTTTGCGCTCGGCATACCAGCGTTCCAGCAAGCCTGGAATAACGCCTTTCTTTTCGTATGTGAATATGGTACCATTGGCTGACAATATCCAAGGCTGATTTGAGTCAAACAACATGTACCAAATTTCAGCACCCGAGTGTACAGTTTCTTCACCTGACTGCCAGTCAATGGTGATCTCTGTACCACGTTGTTGTTCCATCACTGCTGTATATTCTAACGAAGCAAACACACCTTCCCAGGCAGCCGCAAATGAATCGCCCTTGGCCATTTTGTCTTTGATATATCGGTCAGTCATTACAGGTCGCAGTTGACCTATAATAGTTTCTGGGCCCATGTTCAAGGCACGAATTGCACTGGGGTATAGACTGTTGATGTCCACAGATCCAATCCATTCATGTAATCCTTTCTTGGGATATGCCACATAAGCACCTGCGGCCTGTGTGTCCTCATCTGTGAGTCGCTGTTGCCGATTGGGCACAACCATGCCACGTTCATGTGCTTCGTTGATGATGGCCTGCTCAGTCACGGCCACAGCACCCATTGTGGTGGCCAACAGCACAGTGTTGGCATGTGCCAGTTCGCTGGCCAGTTCCAAGAAGCGTAATTTCTTGTCCAGTTTGTCCAACAACAAGGTATCTTGCCGGTTGTATTCAATAAAAGTTTTAAAGTGTTGGTTGTACAACTGATCCAAGGTGCCTTCAAACTGTGTTTTGCGTTCACCCAGTTCGTATTCAGCAATGGCATCCAGACTGTAACTGTGACGTTCTTCATAAGTGTACTTGCGATACAGTTGCATATAGTCCATATGCACACGACCCACCAAGTCATAGGTTTCATTCTCAGCACCAAACCGTTCGAACACACGCTTCTTGGGAAACTGTCCCCACAAACAAAAACGTCGAGTGTCGTCTTTGCTGAGCACCCGAGTGATACGATTCACTGTGTAGGGTATGTCATAGCCTTCTGAGTTCCAGCCACTCAAGATGTCTGCATCTTCGATTAGGTCCAGGAACATCTTCAACATTTCTGACTCAGACTCACACAACACAGTGTTTTCAAATTCCGCACAGATCTCGCGAGCAGTCTCAGGACTCATGTGGCGTGGTGCCACCACAAGGGTGACCAGTTGCTCCAACCAATTCAGATATACTGATATGGCAGTGATGGGATTGAAAGGATCTGTCACAGGCGAGAATCCACGCACAGCATCAAACGCAACTTCAATGTCAAAAAATGCTGTGTGTAGTACAGGTGCGTCTTGGTCTTTGTAGTTTTCTTCGAAGCAACGGAATATGGGATTGATATCCGATTCGTAGATTTGTCTTCCGCTTTGTGCTCTGACTTCCTTGCGGAACTCTTTGTTGTTGCGTGTGCTGAATCTTGACACCGGTGTGCCATAGATGCTTTGAAACTTGCCTCGGGCATCGTCGTAGTAGAACACATAATTGGCTGGGTACTCTCGGTACTGCCTTTTGCCTTCGCGGCGTTCTACAACATGAATGCGATCGTGTTCACGATCAAATAGTGCGTCAATATAACTCATTGGTCTCCGTTTGTGGCCGGTAAAGCCTTGATACATGCTCTTAAAGTGAGCGACTCATTGATATTTATAGTCCTGCAAACCAAGTGCCTGATAATTGCTTTACTTTGGCATTTTCTGTTTGCGCCAGTCCATGTTCGGGATGCGCAGGATCAAAAACATCATGTGATCTAAACTCCAATTCTCTCCATGTGCCCCAGTTTTGCAATCTAGAATATTCTACTACATCTACATCAAATTGTTGACATAATTGATAAAATGATTCCATCTCTGGATAATTTTGTTGTTGCACAATCATTCTGGTATGCAACGCAATACCTTGTTGATGTTTTTTAGCTTGCAAAAAATTCATAGCATTTAACAAATTTTGCCAGTCGCCGCCACGGCGTATTTTTTCATAGGTGCTGGCTGTTGCGGCATCAATGCTCACAGTTATCTTTTTTACTGATTGTTGCATGGTGCCTAGACGGTGCCAATTCTGTTCGCACATTAACCCATTGGTTCCTATGTCTAATTCTAAGTTGGGAAACTGACAAGGATCGATAGAATTTATAAAATTCATCAGCATGGGACTGGCAAAAACTTCTCCAGTGCCGCTGACTTCTAGTTTTATTTTTTGGTCAGTGGCTTGAGAAAACAGGTTGTCTGAAATAATTTTGCCCACGAGCTGCTGTGCTTGTTGTTGGTTGGGTGGAGTTTTTTTCACTTGAGTTCGACAACTAGGACAACTTAGATTGCACGTTTCGTCACCTTGAACGCTGATGTGGTGTGGCATCTCAAATTTTGACACATCATCAAACAATGCCGCTATGTTGGTTGGCACAGTGTCAATGTTGTTCAATCCATTGTTGGTGATAACTCCACAAAATTTTTCATTACAATACACATAAGACCCATCCACAATGCTTTGTCTGATTTGTTGTGCCAGTTTTGAAGACAGCATGTCTTGCAATGTGGTCTTGGTTAAATTTCCAATTGTGGTAGGCATCCAGGCGCCACAACCGCACATTCTTACATCACCATTGAGTGTGACCTCAATCATGACAAAAGGCGACAAACAATATTGTCCTTGAAACTGTTTAATTGGAAAAGTTTTGATCACAAATTACAGAGTCTTACCCACTGTTTCAAGTATGGTTTCCAACAGTTCTTGATCTTGTTTGGTCTTGCCAAATTCAGCCTTGTGTGCCACGCGGATGGCTTTTTTTAACACAGCAGGTTTAATTTCCAACTCTTCTGCAATGGCCTTGATGGTGTCGGTCAAGCCACCTTGCAAGGTGTCAATTTCATGCATGACCTGCATGCCTTCGTTGATGATTTGGGTGAGTTTGATCTTTTGATCGCCGTTGAATGTTTTGGTATCCATGTAAGTCTCCAGTTAAAATATTATTATACAGATTTATAGTCCCAAAAGCAAGTGTTTTTTTATTTTTGAGCAAGTTGCTTGTTGTTGGGTGTTAATGCGTTTTTGAGTGTCTCAACCATTTTTTAATGCCTCTTTATAGCTACTTACTACCAGATGATTCCATTCTGGATTGCGCCAAGTGCCGTGTACAATCATGTGATAGCGATCCGTGTCACTGTTGTTATACACAGCATGTTGATAGTGATTGTTGAACAAGAATACACTGCCAGTATCACGGAAAGGTACACTACCGTATATGTTGGTTAACCTACATCCTGTAGGGTTGTTTAAGGAAATATTTACAGCAGCGCCAGGAGTGTTGTTTACATTATCGCTGTGCGGGGCAATATATCCGCCTGGTTCAACCAACATAAATCTCAGTCGTTGGTACCGCTTGTATGGGAATACTTGTTTGAAAAAATTCACAGTGATTGGGCAGCGATCTTGTATCTCTGTCCAGTCATATTTGACCTGTTCTGGATCAAGTCCGTATGTTTCAGGCACATTGGTTTTTGTGGCGCTGATGCCGTGTATGGCCAAACTGCGCCAGCCACGTGTGCCAGCCTCTTCACCACGATGGAATACAAACATATCTTGCAAGGCCTGGGCTTCGGCCAGCATGCCGACATAAGGTGCATCAATTCCAACCAACTCCAGCCAAGGTAGCTTGCTGTGTTGCAGTATCCAGTTAGCCTGAAAGTGTACATCACCATCGGGCAATGTTGCTAATTCAAAAGTATTTTTGTCGTTGTATTGATTTAAAAAATCACTGACCCATGGTTCCATTATCAAACTCCTTGTTTAATATTTTTCTTTCCCTGTTTTGATATTTTCTGCCGCAATGAGAATCACATAGAATCGCTCAACTACAATGGCGCCTGGCAGCAATTATTAATCTAAAATTGTTAAATTGGTGATTACTTGCACCAAGTTGGCATTTAATTTGTTGACGGATTTAAAAATCCTGTCAATCACTGACTGGTCTCGATTTACAATATTGCCCAGTGGAAAGTCACCAAACAGATTGTTGTGTGTTACATTATTTTGATCCATCCATTGATGAAATAAACTATCTTGATAAATTTTTTGACGATAATGACTTTTTACCAGTTTGCAGCCGCCCCAGGATATATGATGTCCAGTGGTGTCCCAGTTTTTTGGATCGTCGTTGTCTAAAAAACTCTGCATAGTAGTTTTACCGTGTACTGCTTGATCTAAAATCAGATCTGCTGATTCCCAACTGTGGTATTCTCTGTACGGGGTTAAATCTACAAATTCAGTACCAAATCCATGTTTGTCTATACTGGCTGTAAAGTTAATTTCATTCCCATAACCCCCGAGTTGTGTTTTGGGCCATTCCCAAACATACCGTTCAAGTTTATGAACAATTTGATTTAATTCATGTAACCAGTGATATTCAGTGGTTGAAGTCAAGTGATTTTGCGATGGATGGGTATGGTGAGTAAACCATCTATGCCAAACATTAAGATGTTGTTGAGTAATCTGTTCTGGAAAGTCTACCGGCATAGGAATTGGCAAGCTGGTAACACTTAGCTGTTGTTGAACCAATTGTTGTTGAATCCAAAGATCAGAACTGCGTGACAAAGACCTTGATCTTGAATGTGCTATTGTTTGCGTAGCTGTTGTTCTAATTGTTGAAAGTTTTTTACAGAGTTCGGCCCATTTTTGCACACCAGGATTGTCTAACAGTGCAACTTCAAGAATTTCAGTGCTATCAATAAGGTCAATGTTGATCATTAATTTCACAAAGTATTTATATAATTAAATACGTCAATAAAGAAAGAAAGTTATCAATGGTTACTACTATAATTTACGACAATCATACACCAGACTGGGCAGATCTGGCGCCACGACTGACTGATTTTACTAAATTTAGATTAAATTCTGTTTATTCTGTAGTAACTAAAGATATACATCAAGCATTGTTAGATTGTTCTGCAAATTGTCAATGGGCAGTTGTGTTTGCCACTGGCAACGTGGTTCATAAAATTCATAACCCAAGCATAGTTGATGACATTGTAGCATATTGTAAACAAGAAAACTCTCCATTGGCTGGACACATCTTACACAAAAACGGATATTATCAGTTGCACCCACAATTTTTTTGTATCGACCTTACGCTATACCGACAATGGGCGCAAGGATTAGAACCGTTGCATCATGTGCGTTCAATATTAAGTGTGACTGTGGAGCGCAGTTTAGACAATGTACACGATGATTATACACCGTGGTGGATTAAGCCTAGCAACAACCAAGTCAGTACAATAAACTGTCGGGATGCCTTTGCTAGCCGATTTATTGCTTGGTTATTAAATCACGGACATCGAATAGTAAATGTTCCACACAATATTAGGCAACATAAAATTTATTCTTACGCTGATTATAACCACGAGGATATAAGAAAATTTATTAAAGACACTTCGTACACCACTGGACAACTTGGGGTAAACCAATTTTTAAATTATGTTAAAAACACCCTAGACTCATTGATTTTTGGTTTTTACCCAATCAACACAGAACCGGTTACCCCTGTGCCAGGTACAATAAAAAATTTAAATGTGTTTGCAGGAGTATGCGGCGGTATCAAGCCGGCAATTATAACCAGTCAGCCTTGTTTTTCTTCAGATACCAAAGTGATATTGTTTGACATCAGTGAGATGGCAATTGAATGGCAACGTTGGTTACGAGAACACTGGAACGGCGGCCGAGACACAATTGAATTGGTATTCAACAAGTTTATGCAAACATATCCTGCTGCCCGAGCACAATATTACGATTACATGGGCATAGTGGGAAATTTTGACTGGGTATTAAAACACACTTGTACTGAACAGGAGTTCAAACACAGATGGGCAAACTGGAAAACATTGGAGGTTGAGTATGTTCGACTCGACCTTTT